TCTACCGCACAACTGTTACAAGAATTAAATAATGCCGCTGAAAAAGTATTGAATCAAAATATTCGTTTGAATTGATATTTATAATAGATGTCTATTTTAAATTCATATTTTAACAGAAACAATACTATCATTCAAAATAGCCTGGCAAATACAGGTAGAAACCCTGTTATGGAATTGTATTTTGGGTCAAATCAAAATTCATTTTCACCTTACAGTTATAGTAGATTTTTATTTTCATTAGATTTAACCCTATTGGAAGAAAAAATTGTCTCAGGACAAATTTCAACAGATTGTACTTCATTTTCATCAATGACACATACATTGAAGATGAGAAACACATCATCTTTTGATGAGGCGTTATTGAATACGACAACTTCAACAGGTTCTCAAAGAGCAACATCCTTTGATTTGGTATTATTAAGAATTCCAAAGGTTTCTGGTGGTACTGGTTCACCTCAAACGTGGGATGAGGGGGTTGGATATGATTATAGTGATTTACTTCAAACACAGAACTCTTATTTGGGTTCTTTCACTAACAATACTTTCTTTGATACTGATTCGTTTTCAGATAGACCTTCAAATTTCTATCAAAGAAGTACTATTGAGAATTGGTCAGTTCCTGGTCTTTATAATAACTTAAACTCATTAACAGGTTTGACAGGTTGTAACTACTCAGCATTAACCATTGTTGATGAACAACATTTTGAATTTGGTAACGAAGATATTGAATTTGATATGTCAAATGAAATCAATTCAATACTTGATGGTAGTTTGACAGGAGTTACAGGTTGGGTAATCGCTTACAAACCCGCATTTGAGAATATCACGGGTTTAACTAGTACTTATTCTGTTGGTTTTTTCACAAGACATACCCAAACTTTTTACGAACCATACTTGTTAACAACATATGATGATTTAATACAAGATGATAGAAACAATTTTGCCTTAGGTAAAACAAATAGACTTTATCTATATGTTTATGATAATGCAGGGGTACCTGCAAACTTAGACTCAAACCCAACGGTAAATATTGAAGACAGTTCAGGTACTGTTCCATCAGGATTTAGTGCTCTAACAACTTGTCTAAAAACCAAAGGGGTTTATGAAGTAACAATTCCACCTATTACGGGATATAACACACCATGTTTATTTAGTGATGTATGGAATGATGTTTATTTAGACGGAGCATCTTTGGGAGTGATAACAAATACTTTCGCCATTAAACAATACGTAAACACAGTTACTGTGGGTTCTATGAGTAAAGACCCCGCAATATATGGTTTTGATTTTTACGGAATTAAACAAAGTGAAAAAATACTTGACACCGATATTAGAAAAGTTGGTGTTGTAATTAAAAAAGCGTATTCTGCGGCTGAGACCTTACAAAAAATCTCCGCACAATACAGAGTTTATGTTATGGAAGGAACTACCGAAGTATTGGTACAAGATTGGTCAAACATAAACAGAACACCAAATGAATATTATTTCATATTTGACACTCAAGATAAAATACCTAATGAATATTTTATTGATATAAAAGTGAATAGTAGTGGAGATGTGAATACTTATAAGAAACAATTAAAATTCCAAATAGTTAACGCAAAATGAGAAAAATTATAAAATTGACAGAGTCTGAATTAAAAAAATTAATAACAAGAGTTATAAGAGAGGGGGGTGACCCAAACTCAGAAAGATATATGTTTTTTTCAAACTTAGAACAAATAAAAAGACAATGTGAAATGTTGTTAGATATGGACCAACAACAAATTGAGTCTATTTTGAGTAATGGACACGATTGGGCTCAAGACCATATTGCTGAAGCCAAAAACAACATGGACCAAGTTTTTGATTTTTTAATGAACGAAACAAAAGATTCTGACGGTGAAGAAATTGACAATGAACAAATGATGGGGTCTATGATGGAAGGTAAAAAGAAGGCAGGAACCAAATTATGTGCTAGAGGAAAGTCCGCAGCAAAGTCAAAATTTGATGTTTACCCTTCAGCTTATGCCAATGGATATGCGGTTCAAGTATGTAAAGGTAGGATGCCGGGTTTAGACGGAAAGAAAAAATGTTCAGGTGTGTATTGTTAATTTAGTTTTTTTTCCATAATTTTGTAAAAACAAACGGTTATGGTTCAAAAGTTTCAACACAAATTCAAACGATTTATTCAAAAACAGGGTATTAAGATACAAAAAATTTCTGACCCTACTAGATTAGTTAAAAGTCAACACGAACGAGAATGCGTTGATATATGTAGAAAATTAATACCATTAAAAGAGACCAAACTTTTAATCACACCGTTATCTCCCAAAAAATATATTAGAAATGACGAATTGGACATATACGTCATTATAGAAGGTAGGCACGTTAATATAATCAATCACGTGTATAGTTATTCTATTGTAATGGAGGGTAAAGGTATGGAAGTAATAATGGAAATGTTTAATAACGAACTTGAGTCAAGAAGACAAGAATTTGAAACAGAAATAACTTCAAATATTAAACATTCTCTGAAAACAATATCAAACAATATTAAGTAGTTTTTTGTTCTCTTAAAACAGTTTTAATCAGTTCTCTAAGGGATTCGTTTTTTGGTTTGTAAGATGTCATAACAGGTTTTTGACCTTTACCTGTTTGTGTATCTTTCTTTTCGGCCTTTCTTTTTTGAGCACATGCGGCCTTTTTTTGTGAATCAGTCATTTTTGATGCAACACCTGCCGCTCTACATTTTGGGTATCCTTTAGGGTCTGCGTCAGGTCTACCACATGGAGGATGTCCACCACCTTCTTTTTTTCTACATATATTCACCCAAGGTCCTTTTGGTTGTTTACTTCCTTTAGGTTTTTTCTTAGTCCCAAACCACACACCCAAATCTTCTTTTATAGTATGAACATCGTGAATATCAATTTCGTAACTACCGTCCTTACTTTTTTCCCAAACACCAACCTCCTTTTCAATATTGTTTTTCATCGTTTTTTGTTTCTTTTTTTTATTAGACTCATGTGAAGATGTTTTTTCATATGGAAATAATTGAGATTTTAACCATTTTTTTAGTCCTAATTCTACGGGACCCGAATAAGGTCCTGAAGTTAAAGTTGTGCTTGTTGCCTCATTAATTGATTTATTTTCCATTTTTTACTATACTAATAAATATCTCTTTATGGACAATAAAAAAACACTCGGAACCATTTTTGACACAATAACATTTAACTCATCATCTCAACTTGATAGTCTAATTGATGATATGGATGATGTTCAAATTAAATTTTTAATAACTAAAGCATTAGAGGCCTCATTTAATAGAGGGGCTTACACACTAATTGAATGTGAAATTATTTCAAAAATAATACGTAAAACTTCATACGACATTATTACCGATTCACAAATGGAGTTAAATAAAAAAGGGTCCTGATTTAGGACCCTTTTTTTATCTACGTTGAGATTGATTATCTCAATTCTCTCAAGTCAAATGTTCTTACTCCATCAACTGTGATTCTACCATAGAAACGGTTGTTAACCATTTTCTTAGCGTATCTTGTCATGATACCCTTGATAGGTGTGAAGTTGAATGGGTTATACATTGTTGGTGTTAATTGTAGAGGTACGTACGGTGCGTAGATGTAACCTGTGTCTAACAAAGACGTTCCTTTGTGACCCAATAAAACTGTGTTTGCTGGGAAATAAGGGTCTCTGTAAACTTGGTATCTACCTGACAAAGTACCTACTCTTTCAATACCCATGTTGTACTGGTCCTGTTCAGGAGCTGCGTTTGATACGTGGAAGTATTCCAAGTCATCAAAGATAGCACTGATTTCAGATGATACAACAATCCAGTTAGCTCCACCTCTCAAAGTTGATTTGTGAATTTGTGCAGAAACTTGGTTAATTGCTGTAATCAAAGTTTGGTTCCAGTCTTTTTGAGTGTATGAAGTGGTTTGAGCTAGTCTCTTCCATCCGTTGTAATCCCATCTCAAGTTCCAAGCCGCACCTTTTCTCAAATCTCTCAAGATTTCTCTATCAATTTCTGCTGCGATTTGTTCTGACAATAAAGCCGTTAATTCTGCCTCAGCGTCAATATTATGGAATGCTGCAACGTCCTGAGCTAATTCAGGTGACCATTGTGCTCTCAATTTTCTTTCAGTTACAGAAACTGTTACAGATTCCAAATCAAAAGAAACTTCACCAATTTTATCTTCAAATTCTAATTCTTCGTATCTTCTGAAAACACCAAAGAATGCTTGTGTGGGTTCTAAATCATCATTACCTGTGGTGTAACCTGAGTAACCGTCCAAACTGTTAGTTGCACAATCAATACATACTGGTTGTTGTAAATCAACTTCCAAAATGATTTCTCCGTTAGTGTTACAAGTGTCATAGAATGAACCACCATTACCACTGCCTGGCCAAACAGTTTGAGTGTTTGTACCGTAATTTACGATACCTTTACCGTAGATTTGAGTAACAACTCTAAACAACAATGGTTGTGAAATACCTGCAGCGTCGCTCATGGTCAAACCTGACAATGCACCTGAACCAGATGCACCTGCAGAAGCTAAAGTTCTAATCTGAAGGTCAGATAAGAATTCTTCAGTATCCATTTCGTTACCATTTGGTCCGATAAGTTTACCAGCTCCACTGTTAGCAAAACCTTTCATTTTAATGATTACTTTTCTGAATTCAGTGTTTGCACTCATTCCATAATCAACCAAAGTACTACCAACCCATCTCTGCGTCCAAGTAGTTGCTGTAACCGCTGACCATCTACCTTTAGAGTAGTCAAATAAACCTGGAGGGTCTAATTGAGCTTCGTTACCTTCGTAGAACAAATCGTAAAGATTCTTTCTGTAGATAGGATTGTAGTCACCTGCACCAGCCGGAACATTAGTGTATCCATTGTTTGGGTCACCTGGGTAGTTACCTGGTGAACCTACAGGTGCGTAGTGTGCTCCTGATGATTCGCCATAACCTGCTGCGTTCAATGAACCACCAGAGTAACCTTGAATTTTAGGTACGAAGTAGAACAATTTACCGATAGGTAAGTTCATTGCTTGTACAGATACGATGTCGTTAGCCAACAATTTAGAGAATACTCTTCTCACGATTGGGAATACAACCGTCTCGAATGAACCTGAGTCAGAAGTAGACGCCGCTTCGTTGATTAATTGAGACGCTTGGTTCTCATACAACTGTGCAACGTTTTCTTTCATATGACCTTTAAGTCCTTCTAAGAAACCTAGTTTATCCCATTTGTTAATAGTGTCTTCTTTGATAACT